CGGTGATGGGGATGAGGACGGCGATCTTCTCCATCGTGACCGTCACCTCAACCCACTGCAGCGCGGCCTCTGGCTTCACGCCGCCCTCGGCAACCACATCGGCCGCGTTGGTGAAGACCGTTTGCTGCATGTACTTGATGGCCGTGACCGTGGTGGTGTCCTGGGGAATGAGGTCAGCGACGACCGGTCGGCGCTGCGGGATCATCTCGATCCGAGGACCTCGGGGCACAAACGGCGGGAACCCGGCGCCCTCAGAGAGGGTAGCCTTGTAATACCGCGTGTCCATCACCTGCTGGGGATCGGCGTCCTCAAACGCGATAGAGAGCGTCTGGCCCTTGCGCCAGGTCGCGCCCTTCTCGCGGTACTCGGCAGCCTCTACGAAGTGCTGCCCGATGGACTTATACGCCTGGATCTGCTGACCCGCAGCGGGTGGCGGGGTACCGGGAAAGGGCGAAGGGTCACCGTTGTTGGTGTACCCTCTGTCTCGCATCTCCTTCTGCACCCGCCGGAAGTTCTCGTCAACCGCTCGCTTCTCGTCGCGGTCAGCTCCGAGCGCGTCGATCTCACCCATCCGCTTCTCAGCTTCTCGGCGATCTTCAGCGGTCATGCCCTCGAGCCTGCCGTCCTTGTCGAACTTGGCAAGGAAGTCCTTCAGCTCCGTGTTCTTGACCGTGACCAGCTCCTGAACACCCTGCCATGACATGGCTTTCTGTTCAGCGGTAAGCTCTACCTTTTCTGCCATCAGTTACTCCTGGAAGTTGAATAATTCAGGCCATACAACTTGGCCTGAATAGCGATGTGCTGGTTAAGTAACGCATCGGCCTCAGTGTCGGTGATGAGTGACTTGCCCTCGTTATCTTCTGGCGCGGTCTCAGCCAACAGGCCTTCCAGGTCTGTAGCCACGCCCTTCAGCGAACCATGAGCTTCGTGAATGCAGTCCACCATGGATCGTAGTCGAGCTCGACGCGCCTCCGAGAGGGGTCGTCCCTCCTTCTTTTCACACTGCATAGCGAGGTCAACCCACCGCTTAGCCAGTTTGGAGCATTCGATGACGGTAGCACGCACCGCCTCTTCATTGTCCTGCAGCTTCAGGCCTGCACGCAGGCCGAAGGGGTTGTCCACCGACTCGTCGAAGATACCCTTCACACCGGTGATACCCGCCTCGCCGTTAGCGGCGATGGACACCGGAGATACCTCGTAGAGCGGAAAGATGGTCTTGATTAGCCGGCCCCACAGCAAGGTCTTCTCCAGCTGCGGTGCAGTGAGGCTGGCAAACTGTTGCTCGCCGATGGTCTTGCGAAGGAGGTCAACCGACCACGGCTCTGCCTCCTCGACGTCATAACCGATGGAGAGGGTCTTCAGGACCTTCTTCTGCATGAGCGTCCGCACGTCCTTGCCCAATGCGGTAGGAGCGATAGACGCGTCCAGGAAGAGTCCCTTGCCGTCCTGATAAGCCTCGATGGGTGCCCCGATGGGCTCAAACCAACGGTGCTGGTTAGCGATGATCCCGTTATCCTTAAACCAGGGAATCGCCTTATCAAACGCACCGGGCGCGATAACATCACCGACTCGGTCCAAGTTGCCAAAAGCTGCGCCGTGGCCCTGAAACCCCCACTCCTCTGGGTTGTCGTCTTCGCCCTTGAGGGTGGCAGGTGCGTCACCGAAGACATTCTTAAACAGCATGGCAGTTCCTCTCCAGGTGTTACGGTGAACTAAGATATATCGTATCACAAGAGTGATACGCTTGTCAACCCCTACGCAAAAGTATTTTGGGGCGGCGTGCTACGAGACAAGCGCGGCTGTGGCACGCGCCTGGCGAGCGTAACCCGTGACCTCCTCGATGGGCAGTTCAAAGTGCCGGGCGATGTCCCTGACTACCAGGTCCCAGTGCTTATCGTTCGGGTCATCCAGCGAAGGCATCGGGTTGCGACTGTTGCCCAGGTTAGGCTGCTCACCCTGACCGCTACCAGCCGCCACGATGTCGGTCTTGTAGATATGGTCTGCTTCGGTGAACGGCAGATCGAGCATCTCGAGGGCTTGGGACCGCATGATGATGCCAGAATTGTAGAGGGTCGCGACGCGGTTGGCGAGGTCTGTTTGGTCCTGCTGCAGGTAGTAGACCTGGCTCAGGTCATAGCCAAACTTCTCTCGCTTCGGGTTACCCAGCTCCCACAGCAGCTGACGGTTAATGGCGGAGGCGATGCGCCGCTGGGTAGGGATGATGTTCGAGTGCCACGCAGCGTCGTAGGCCATTTTGACGTTGTTATAGGTGCTCTTATCCATCCCGACCTGCAGGTAAAGGACCACCGGCGCGATGCCGAGGTTAGAGCAGACCCTGGCCTCGGGCAAGCGGCGCAAGGCCTCGAGGTTCATCTCGGTAGGTGACCACGCGATGTTCTTCATGTCTACAGCGGTGGTGAGCACGTAGGGCTCGCCCATCTTGTCGCCGCCGAAGCGAGCCATGTATTCGGCCTTCATGTCCTTCGCCCGCTCCTCAGACCACTTCACGCCATCAACCTTCGGCATGATGACCACGCCCGGCACGCCTACATTCCTCGCTAGCGACGCTACCATCGTGCTGCTAGAATTGTCAAGCGCGATCTCTCGGAACACCGAGTCAAGGGGCCCTAAGGCCTTGCGAATGTTGTCTGGGTCCGGCGGACCAAACCGGATGTGTATCATGTTGACAGGGTCGATATAGATGGGCACGTTGCCGGGCTTGTACTCGTAGGCCGTGATGAACTGCTTACCCGCCGTGTCCCAGCGAGGCTCAACCAGCCAGTAAGGCAACCAGTTCAGGCCGTTGAGTGTGCCGTCTGTGGCTCGCAGCTTCTCGATGTAACAGTTGCCGCCCATCATGCCCGAGAGGAGCGTAGCGTCTTGCAGCTGTGTCTCGTCAAACCAGTCGTTGGGCCGCAGCCAAAGCCGCGTGAGGGGATGGTCATCGACGATCTGCCACTTCAGGTCGCCCGAAGCGTCTCGGTACTGTCGCCGCACGACCGGCGGAGCCTCCGAGAAGGTGCGACACTGCCACGAGAGGCAGGTCTGCACGATAGAGTTCTGCCAAAGGTTACCCACCTCCCGCATGTAGTCAAAGTTAGTACCGGGCAACAGTGACCACAACGAGTTGGTAAACCCGCCCCATGAGGTGCCGCCGGTAGCGAAGGGCGCACCCTTCAAGAAGAGCTTGAGCCGCTCGCGAAAGCCGGGCTTATATTCAAAAGGTACCAGCTGTGGAGACTGCTCAGGCATCACTACCTCCCGTCAGATTACCTGCGGTGTAGAGTCGTAACCGGCCAGGAAGCCCATGATGTACCGCTCGGCGTCCATATGGTGATAGGTTGACTTGTCCTCTATCTTCTCGGTAGGTTCACCCTGATCGTCAACTTCCCTCGAGTAGGTGGTCTTTTCTTCGCGGTACTCCTGAAGGTCATCGAAGACCATGATGCGGTTCTCAGCGTGCATGCCGTAGACTAAGCCGATCCCTACCTCTACCTCGTTAATGACCGGCGAAGCCACAGGCAGACCTGCTGAAGCAAACTGGATGCGCCACTGACCTTCAGACTTAGAACCGCCTACGGCAGTAGGCACCATCGGCTCACCGTGCTTGATGGCCTTAGCATGTACCTCGATAGCTCGCGAGCCTGCCTTATAGGTGCGGTAGAGAAAGTACCTGCCCATGTCGAGTGACCTGGGGCGGCCAGCGGGGCGCTGCACGACCCAACCGCGCATGCTCGGCTTCTCAGCCTGCTCGATGATAGTCTCACGCGCGTAGAGACACGCTGCGGTGTTCACGCCGCCAAAGTCGATGCCGGCATAGCGAGGCCAGTGGTCTGGGATCGTGAACCGAGGCACCAGGTGCCCGTTAGGTGCCAGCTCGTCGATGTACGAGTCGTAGATCATGCCCGCTGGGCGCGTGAAGATAGCGCGGTAGAACATGTCAAACTTCCACTTCGGCATGCGGCGACGTGCGTCTTCAAACTCCTCAGGCGGGAACGAGGGATTCTCGGTGCTGTCAAACCGGATGACGTCGTAGACCTTCTTGGTAGCGGTAGGGTCCTGCTGCTTCCACTTGTCCCACACCTGCTGCTTCAGCCACCCGAGGTCATACGGCGTGGTGGTGATGAGGACGCGTCCCTGGCCGTGGCGAGTAGCGAGGGAAAGCCGACGTAGGATAGCATCCCAGGACCCGAGCTTAAACCGCTTCTGTCCCGCCTCATCTAGCCACGCTGCCTTACAAGTAGCGGACTCGAGCGACTCCGGCTGCATCGCGTGTCCGAAGATCACGGTGGTAGGCACATCTGGGTTGTAATGCCCGAATGTCTTGCGTTGGCCGTCTGGGGAGAACTCAAACCGCATGGTGGCGCCGGCGCTCATCTTGCCCAGGCGTAGCCACCGCTCAAAGAGGCGCTTAAACTCAGGCACCAGCTTGAGGTTCAGCATCGGGTAAGTCGGCGCGACCACGATGTAGTCACCTGGACCGCAGCGCTGGATC